AAAAGAACTTCTTGCAAAAAGAAAGTATTTCAGTGAACACCCGGAAGAAGCGCAAAAAGAGTATGTAAAAAAATGCGATGGATTCGAAATGCTACCGGAAGGCGTTCCCCCTCGGATCGAAAAGAAAGACAACTAAACCACCATCCGAAACACGGTTGGTGGTTTTTCTATGCCCTAACGTGCATAATTCTTTCGTTTATGCGCGTTACGCACGAAAAACTCATGGTTTCGGCAGTCTTACGATCATAAATGTGCGTTACAGAAGATCGAGGGTGCTCAGCAAATGACCGGCAAATGACCAGCAAATGAAAGAGGGCCAATATGTGAAGAAAATCTTATCCTAAGTCAGATCGAGGAGCTGGTGGACAAACTGCCCTATAGATCAGTGAAGATCGAAGTGGAGCTGACGGATAAAACCCTGACGCTTACAAAAGACCGGCAAAGACCGATCGGCTTCGCAACTGACAGTAATTAAAAAAGAAGTCAAAAATTTTTAGTTAAAGTGAAAATTTCACTTGTTAGTTAAGAAGCTTTTAATTAAGTGAATGCCTTATTGATTTGAGCAGATGTTCTACACTTTAGAACACCTGCTTTTTTCATACCCAAATTTTGCCGTGGCGGGCGTAAAAACGCCGACCGAAGGAGAGGCGACCTCCGTGATCAAAGCGTATCGGAGAAAGGAAACCCTATGAAACGCGAATTTTTGCAGAATCTCAAGGTGGGCGAGGAAGCTCTTCCCAAAGAGGTCATCGATGCCATCATGGCAGAGAACGGCAGGGACATTACTGCAGCCAAGGAAGCCGCGGTAAAGCCTTATGCCGACTATGATGCTATCAAGGAAGAGAGAGACGGCCTGAAAGCTAAGCAGGGCGATTCCACAGTGGACGGCAAGACTGCCCAGCAGTGGAAGGAAGCCCATGACCAGGCTGTTGCCGACCACAAAAAGGAGCTGGAGGGCGTCAACTTCCAGCATGTTCTGGAAGCGGCTATCACCGGTGCCAAGGGCAAGAATGCCAAGGCGATCACTGCTCTGCTGGATGTGGAAGCCCTGAGAGGAAGCGAAGACCAGCCCAAAGCAATCAATGCCGCTCTGGAGGCCCTGAAGAAGGATAGCGGCTACCTCTTCGATGGAGAGGGAACACCTCCCCCTTATTCCCGGGGTGCGGGAACACAAATCACATCTCCTGCAGGCGCAGCCAATTCTTTGGCGGGCGCACTGAAAGAGAAATATTCCAAATAACTGAAAGGATGAATTAACTTATGGCAATTACTTTGGCAGAAGCAAAGGTCGGCATGGCCGACAAGGTAGATCAGCAGGTTATCGATATGTTCCGGCGCAGCTCCCTGCTGCTGGATAACCTGACCTTCGACAACTGCATTTCCCCCGGTACCGGCGGCTCTACGCTGGCATACGGCTATGTGCAGCTGAAGACCCCCTCCACCGCGGCGGTCCGTACCATCAATGCCGAGTACACCCCCGGCGAAGCAAAACGGGAGAAGAAGACCACCAACGCCATCATCATGGGCGGTGCGTTCCAGGTGGACCGGGTACTCCAGAATACTGCCGGCGCCGCTGACGAGGTGGCATTCCAGGCAGAGCAGAAGATCAAGGCAACTGCTAACTATTTCCACAACCTGACAATCAACGGCGATTCCGAAAAGGGCACCTTTGACGGCTTGAAGAAGCTGCTCTCCGGCAGTGCCAACGAGCTGGTCAGCACCGTGAGCCTGACCACCTCTCAGGAGCTGGACGAGAACTACAACGCATTCCTCGACGAGATGGACGGCTTTATCAGCACTCTGGACGGCAATGCTTCCATGCTGCTGATGAACCGGGCTATGCTGGTCAAGCTCCGCTCCATTGCCCGCCGTGCCGGCTACTATGAGCGTACCCAGGACGATTTCGGCAGAGTGGTGGAGACCTATGCCGGTGTCCCCATGGTGGATATGGGCAAGTACTTCAACGGCACGGAGACTGTGGACGTGGTGGAAACTGACGCCGAAGGTAAGACTGCCATTTATGCGGTTTCCCTGGGTCTGGACGGCTTCCACGGCATTTCCCCTGTGGGTGACGGTGTGGTGAGCTGCTATATGCCCGACCTGACTGCCCCCGGTGCAGTGAAGACCGGTGAGGTGGAGCTGGTGGCAGGCGTTGCGCTGAAGAACACCCTGAAGGCGGCTGTGCTGAAGGATATCGCCATCGGCGCCTGATCAATATGGTCGATTACGAGTTTTATGTAAACTGTTATATGGGAAATGCCATTCCTGAGAAGGCGTTTCCCGCTGCGGAGGCACACGCCTCCGCAGCCCTGGAGCGGCTGCTGCGGACCTATCAGGTTTGGGACAGTGGGGAAGAATCCAGACGTTTGGCAGTATGCGCCATGGCAGAGACGGTCTATGCCTACGGCAAGCGGCGGGGCGGTGTCAGCTCTGCCAGCATTGGAGGCGTGTCGGTGCGTTATGACAGCGCGGACAAGTCACTGTGGCAGGAGCTTTACCGTCAGGCGGCGATCTATCTGGATATTTACCGGGGGGTGTCCCCATGAACGGACCGCTGGACTATTCCCTGTGTGACAGAACGGTCACGATCTACCGGAAAAATGGGAATCAGATCCTCCGCCTGGTGGCGGACAACTGCTTTTTCCTGATCCAGCAGGAGCAGGAAATGCAGGCAAGTGGCAGTCAAACGCAAACCCTTTGCTTTCTGGTCATGCCCGGGGACAGTCAGCTGGTGTTTCCCGGTGACCGGGTCTATGACGGCATTGGTCCTCAGATCACAGCGGAGGATTGGTCTTCCTTTGTTCCGGAAACCGTGCCGGGCTTGGCGCAGATCAGCTACGTAAAGCCCTGGTACTATGAAGGAAAACTGTGTCATGTGGAAGCCGGAAGGAAGTGAGATCCATGGAAAATGTAGAAAAACTTCGCAGCTGGCTCATGACCTATCCGAAGTGGATGGACGGAACGTTTTATACGGACTATCTGGACGGTGTGCCGGGTAGTGCCGGCTTGTACCCAAAGGGTGTGGAGACGCTTTCCCGGCAGGAGGATCTGATGGGAAATGTGACAGTCCAAAACCGAAGCCGGTTTGTGCTGCGGCTGGTTAGAAAGAGCCAGGGGGATAATGCCCAGTGGCTTCTGGATCTCCAGAATTGGGTACAGCGTCAGAGCGAATCGGGGCTTGCGCCCCGATTCGGTGACGATCCGCTTTTTGAACAGCTGCGGGCAGAGAAGGGATGCCTTCACAGCCTGTCCCAGTCCGGCGTGGCTACATATGAGGTCACATTGACCGCCCAGTACCGGACGCATTATGGACAATAAGGGGGGCAGGACGGCTTGCGCCGTCCTGCCAGAGGGTCAATAAAACCGCCAACCGTCAAAATGACAATAATATAGAGAACATACACAAAAGCCTTCTCCTGGGAGAAGGTGGCAAAAATCTCTGATTTTTGACGGATGAGGGTAAAACCTTGCTTCGCAAGACATTTTGACTTACTGCACAACTCGCACTCTACCGTATCTATATACGCCGACGAATGCGAGTTGCTTGTCTTGCCGGCTTTATTGACCTCTGATTTTGTAAAAGGAGGGGAATATGGAAGAGAACAATCTGCAGGAGCAGGTTGCCGCTTTGCAGGCGGCATATGAGACCCTTCTGGAAGAGCAGCGCGCGACCCGGAAGATCCTGGAAAGCATGGACCTGAGTGAGGATGCCATCGGCAGGGCTGCTGAGCGGTATGCCGGAAAAATGGCGGTGGTTCGTGGAGCAGGTTAATTTTTCAGAAGGAGAACAACATGAGAGCATTATATTATGATTTTCAGATCGACGGGCAGCCGGTGCCCATGCCGGATGCGGATCTGGCGGTCAGCATCCGGGATATGGAGACGGAGGATTCCGGCGCAGATGAAAGCGGCGTGATGCACCGGTTTCTGCTCCGTCAGCATGTGCGAAACTTCGTGCTTGCCTACGAGGAACTGACGCAGGAGGAGTTTCGGTATCTGCGTGCGCTGGTGGAGGGAAAAAACACCTTCCGTGTCCAGTACCGGAATATGGACGGTCAGCCGGTACAGCTCACCGGCTATTGCTCCGGCTACAGCCTGCGAGTCCACAATGCCAGGCTGGGCATTTACAAGGGCATGAAGCTGGAGATTTGGGAATGTTAGGAGGGAAAATATGCTGAAAAATCTACTGGTTTTGCCGGACGGACAGAGGATCAGCTCCGGTGTGGACACACATCTGGCGATCCGGGATCTGACCCTGACGGAAAGCGTCAACGCCGGTAAGGAGCTGACGATCGGTTCTGCCTGTGCAGCAATGCTTGAGGTGAGTCTGTTTACTCCCGGCGGCTGTCTGGAGCTGTCGGCAGGGGAGCAGGTGACGCTCTACAAGGTGGACGAGGCTGGGAATGAAATAAAAAAGGGCGTATTTCTGCTGGAAAAGCCCACAAGACCCTCCGCCAACATTCTAAAACTCACCGGCTATGACCGGATGGTGAAGCTGGATCGGGATCTGACCGGTTGGCTGGGCAATTTGACCGGCTGGCCCTACACGCTGCTGGAATTTGCCCGGATGGTCTGCAATGCCTGCGGACTGGAGCTGGTCACAACCCAGATCCTCAACGGGGATTTTCCGGTGCCGAAAATTACATATCCGGAGGTGACCGGTCGGCAGCTCATGGGCTGGATCGGGCAGATCGCCTGCAGCTTTTGCCGCTCAGATGCGGACGGCAGGATAGAACTTGCATGGTATCAGGATACGGGACTGACGGTTCGCCCCACCGGCACGTTGCGATATTGTGCAAAAGGACTTGACTATGAGACCTATCAGGTTGCCCCGGTAGACCGGGTGCAGATCAAGCTGGCAGAGGGAAATGCGGTATGGCCGGAAGCGGAGGAGGGGGATAACTGCTATGTGATCACCGGAAACCCGATTCTTTTGACAGATGTGTCCGATGATTTGCTTCCGTATTTGCAGGTCATCGAAACGCGGCTGAAGGGCTTTGCCTACACGCCCTGCCGGATCCTGATGCCGGCAGGATCGCAAATTCCTGTCGGCAGTACGGTGCAGACGCAGGATGGCAACGGAAAGATCTTCACCGCTTGCGTGATGACCAAGACCGGCAAAGGGCAGAAGGATGTGCTGGAATGTACCGGAAGTCCCCGCCGGGACAGTACCACGGCTGCCAACAATAAAAATAAGATCCAACAGCTGCAATTGACGGTCAGAAGTCTGGACGGAGACAGGATCGTTTCCTTGATCAATTTGTCGGAAAATGGTGTGCGGATCAAAGGAGATAAGATCCGCCTGGAAGGCGTAGTCACTGCCAACAGCTATTTCAAGGTTCTGGAAGATGGCAGTATTCAGGCAAAAGCGGGCAAGATCGCCGGCTGGAATATGGACAGTAATTCCTTGTATTCCGGCAATTCTTTTTCCAAGGCAGACTGCTTTTTGTGTACCGGCTCTTCCGACCTGAACAAAATGAGCATTGGCGGCAGTCCGGTTCAGTCCGGCTGGGTGCTGAAAGCCGGAGACAGTTTCGGTGTAACAAAGGAAGGCACTTTATATGCAGACGATGTGCATTTGACTGGCACAATCAACGCAACAGAAGGAAAATTTGGCGATTGGGAAATCAGAGACGGTGCTCTGTATGGAAACAACGGGGTGGATGGAATCATGATTGATCCTGTAGGCATTGTAGGCTATTACCGTGATGCCGAAGGTGACAGGGTGCATGCGATTGTTTCGTGGGAAGAAATTTTGACCGCAGCCAAGCGATGGAATGAGAAGCAGGGAGAAGGAGGGTAAATATGACGATAATAAGCAAACTGAACTTAGACCTTGCACTGCGTGGCGTGACAAGTATTGTTAACGCGGTACAGGGCGACGCAAATACCAGAGCTGT